GTCGTAACAATCGACCAACTAAGATTTGCGAACAGACTGTCAGGTAGACTGGCTGATCAAAAATCAGTTGTGAACTTCAGGGAACATTCAAGAGATGCTCTTGCTTATGCAATGGCTGACAGAATGGACCAATTAGCATTCCTTACACTAAGTGGTATTGGGTATAACCTTAAGAACAATGGTGCGTTAAGACCATCAATGAACTCAGGGCAAAACTTAAACGACTTAGAGTTCTCAAGCGCTATAAGTGCTCCAACTTCTAACAGACATAGAAGAGTGGATGCAACTGGCGGTCTTGTAGCTGGTGATGTTACTGCTATGGATGCAGCTGACAAATTAAGCTACAGCACTATTGTAGATCTAAAAGCTTACGCTAAAGATAACTACATTAGAGGACTAAGAGGTGCGGGTAACGACGAGACATTCCATCTTTTCGTAACACCACAAGTAATGGCTGACCTAAAACTTGATTCAGACTTCCTTGCTAACGTAAGACAAGCTGGAGTAAGAGGACCAGGTTCAAGCTTATTCTCAGGTTCATCTAGCTTAATGGTTGATGGAGTTATGATTCATGAGTTCAGACATGTGTTTAACACAAACAATGCGCTTACTGGAACATCTTCAAATGCAGGTGCTGCTGGTTACAAATGGGGTGCTGACGCTGACGTCAACGGCTCAAGATGTATCTTCGCAGGTGCTCAAGCATTAGCTATGGCAGATATTGGTATACCAGAAATAGTAGAAGACACATTCGACTATGGTAACCAAAACGGTATTTCAATTGGTAAAATATTCGGACTCAAGAAGCCAGTTTATCACTCAGACCACACAGGTCAGAATGAAGACTTTGGTGTTATTGCGTTAGATGTTGCATACTAATTGTGATATATTTTATGGGTGGCTTTTAAAAGTCACCCATTTTTAAGGAGGAAATTATGTGGATAGTATCAAATGAAGACAAGTCAATAGCTTCTACCTGGGGCGCAAGTATACATTTAAAAGCTGGCGAACCAAGACAAGTAGGCGATGACTTAGGATTACTTTGTTTACAAGCCGGATGCACGGAGGTAAAGAACGTCAAAGAAGAACCAGCACCAGTAGTTGAAGAAGCTCCCGTAGAGGAAGTTATCGAAGAAGTTGCTGAGGAAGTGGTATCTTTTGAGGACATGACCAAAGTACAGCTAGAAGAATATGGCAGAGGCATTGGGATTGAACTTGATAGACGTAAAAAGAAATCAGATTTAATCGCAGAATTAGAAGCTGCACAATAAGGATAAATTATGGCATTAACCGGGACAAATTTGCTAAGTAGGATTAAGGACATCTTACAAGACACTACTAGTGTTAGATGGCCAGAAGCTGAAATACTTAGATATATTAATGATGCGCAAAGAGAAATTGTAAACTACAGACCAGAGTCATCTGCAAAGACTGACAATGTACAATTAACTACTGGAACCAAACAAGCTTTACCTTCTGATGGTCTTAGACTAATCAAGGTAACTAGGAATATGAGTGCAGCAAGTGGTAGTGCTACTGGTAAAAGAGCAATTAGAATTGTAAATGTAGATATCTTGAACACACAAGAGCCGGACTGGAATGATCCGACTGTTGGTGGAGATGCACAACACGGAACTGTAGTTAAACACTACATCTTCGACGAAGATGACCCAAAAAACTATTACGTATATCCAGGAGTAGCTGGAAATGCCTTTATAGAAATAGTGTATTCAAAAGTACCTACAGATTTAAGTAGTGCAAGTTCAAACCTAGATATAGATGATATTTACGGTAACGCAGTTATTGATTATGTCTTGTTTAGAGCTTACCAAAAAGATTCTGAGTATGCAGGTAACGCACAAAGAGCGCAGACACATTACCAACTATTTTTGAATTGTATCGGACAGGGCATGCAGGCGCAGGAACTACTAAGCCCGAACAACGATAGGACGTCAAATATAGGAGGAATGCCAATGCCACCTGTAGTACCACAACAGGGAAGATAAAATGGCGAGTTACTCTTCTTTAGTAAAAGAAGTTTTACCTTACGTGCCTTTCTGCCCGGACAGTTTGGTGGAGAGTAACTTACGTTCAACTACTATAGAATTTTGCGAACGTTCTAAAGCGTATGTTTTAGATATGGACGCTTTCAACACTATCTCAGGTGTATACGAATACGACTTTGATATACCTACAGGCACAGAAGTGCATCAAGTTTTACACATGACGTACGATGGTAGGGATATGGACCCTATAAGCCCACGAAGTCTAGAAGTAAATTATCCAGATTGGAGAGATAGAACAGGTACACCGCACGTGTATCTACAAAAAACAGAGTCTACATTTTGGCTAGTGCCAGTGCCAAGCGGGTCTTTTCCAGTTATAGCTAGCGTAGCTTTAAAACCATCTAGAAGTTCTAACAACATAGATACTAGGATATCTAATCAATATAGAGATGCTCTTATATACGGTACTTTATATAGATTACTACGTATGCCTAGCAGAGAGTGGACAGATGTAAATGCAGCTAGAGAGTATCTAGCCCAGTTTAATAATGAAATAACCCAAGCAGAACTTCGTGCAAGAGGCGGGGATCTGGGAGTTAAACGAACAGTAAAATACAAAGGAATAGGTAAGCCAAGGAGGCGCTATGGAAGATACGGAAGGGAGATCGACTACTAATGACTTTGTTAAACCAGTGCTTACCGACATACGTTCCACGTGGAACATTATCAAACCTGGTTTAGAAAGCATATTAGAAGATAATCCAAGTCTAACTTTTATTCCCGAAGATGTTTTTAGCGAGTGCGTAAATGAAAGAGCGTTTTTATTTACCTCTCCAGTCGGGTTTTTAGTACTTACTATAGAGGTAGATAGGTACACAAAAGACAAGACATTGTATATGTGGATAGCGTATACTTACAATAAGGGCGGACACGAGTGGTTAGCCCATGAAGACTGGATTGAAGCGTTAGCAAAAGAGTCTGGTTGTAAGTACATAGAGGCGCAATCCCATGTACCAGAGCTAGAACCTTATGCTAAAAAGCTAGGTTGGAGTTTAGATACAAGGGTGTATAGGAGAAAAGTTAATGAGTAAGCCAAAAAAGTCAGAGTTTAAGGCAAGCGAATCAGAGAAAGTCAATGCTGCTGTAGCAAAGGCAGATAAGGACTATTTCAGACAAAACTATCTACCAAAACAAAAAGAGTTTTTAGAGCGGTCTTTTAATCAAGAGTCTGGTCTTATGAGTGTGGGCGAGGGAAGAGCTCAAGCTGATACTATGCAAGCTCTTACTATGAATCCTAATAGACAAGCTGTAGCAGCTGTAGATTCACAAGCAGATTTAGCAGCGGCAGCAGCAGCACAACAATTACAAGGAACATCCCAGGGCCTTGCTGGATCAAGACAAGACCAAGTAGCAGGTATAAAAAGCGCTAATCAGATGGCTAGTCAAACAGCAGCAGGATTATCTACAGCTTCTAAAATTGCTACAACTGATACTTTAAACAGAGCAAAAGCAAAACAAATAAGAAGGGCCGGCATGATAGGGGCAGCTACAAAGCTAGGTGTACAAGCAGGTAAAAACGTTGGTCAATACAGAGCTGCAAAGCAATACAACGAATCAGCGGCGGGGCAAAAAGACCCTATAGCAACCAATGATAATCCTTTTGCAATCTTAACTGGGTTTGGTTTAAGTGGCCAAAAACCTGCTGCTAATAATGATAACGATGGTGGCGGTAGTGGTTTCCTAGGAGGTATATTCTAATGAGTTTAGCAGATGGATTTAGATCAGCATACGACAACATAAAATCACAACAAGACTACGTTGGCGGTTTATCAAATGTACAAGACCCAGACAAAGCTTTTGCAGGGATATTACGCCAAGACTATAACGATTACTTAGCTAATTTTAGACAGTTTGAAGACAGATTATTAGGTATGACTGATGACACTACATTAGTAGACAGGTCTAGAGAAAACGCAGCTAAGCAAGCAGAAGTAGCAGCTGGCATACAACAAAGAAATTTAGAAAGATACGGAGGCGGCGGTTTATCTGCTGCACAATTGCAAGAGCAACAAAGGTCCGCACAAAGAGGTTCACAGTTGTCTATGGCAAACACGGTAAATAATGCTAGAGTACAACAAAGAGAAATGAACCAGGCGTTACTACAAGAAATCATAGGTATAGGCCAAGGCGTGAATGCCAGGGCTTTAGAGGGGCTAGGCACTGCGGCCCAGGGTGAAGTAGCAAGAAGGGGAGCGTATAAACAAGCTAAGGCTAACTACTCTTCCCAAATGACTAATATGGGAGCCTCCATATTAGCAGCATTTTTAATATAATATGCCAACTTTAGCAGACATAAGACAAGCAAACGCCATAGGCGCTCAGGTTAGAGATCAAAACGACGCTACTGCCAGGTCCGCCATAGAACAGCTTTCTCCTTATGTAGATTTTTTAGATATCGAAAATCCAGACTACATGAACATGGATAAGGATAAGTTTGACCAACTATATAAAGGAGACAAAGCTAAGTTAATAGATTTGCTAAACTCTAGCCCTACAGCTACATCTTACAAAGACATAACTACGCAAGAAATAAAAAAAGGAAAGATTCTAGACATAATTGATGATAATGGGAGAATTTCTTTCAAAATACAGGGTGAGCAAGGCATAGTACCTAAAACATTAGGATTTAGTAATGACCCACAAGATGTGGTTATGTTTACTGACCAAGAAGGCTTGCGTACTATGGCTAATACTATTCTCCAGGGACAAAGTAATAGACTTACTTCTGCTAGGAAAGGGTATGGTAGCAGAGCGATTGGGGTAGCTAATCTACAAGGCATAAAACTAAACGACAGACTAGAACAAGCTGAAAGTATACCAGAAGCAACTGGAATAATTGAACAGGCTGTTGAAAGCGGCGAACTAGATCCCGCATCTGGTTTTGAAATGATGATAGAAATGGGTAGTGACTACAACGATGGCCTAGACGCCATGAGACTAAAACTGCAAGAAGACCTTAAGAAAAACAAACAAGAAAGAACAAGACTAGAAAAAATAGGAGCACCTGGCAAGAAGACAGTATTTGGTACTGGTGTAAGTGGCTCTATGGGTGATGGGTCTGCTGGTTTTACACCTCCTGTAAAAGACATGACTACTGGTAGAAACGAAGAAGAACAAGCACAATATAAAGAAGCACAAGCAGAAGCAGAAAGACTAAGAGGTAGGATAGGAGATACACAAAACTTAATCTTCCCTATATTTGGTAGCCCAGAAGCTCAGCTTAAATTTATAAAAGATAATGAGCAATTTATGATAGAGGCGGGTAGTGACCAGAATATTTTAGACAAAGCCCGTGCTGCTTTTAATAAATACAAAGTAACAACACCCGAAGATTTACAAAGAATACCAGACTACGATGATTCTATTGATATAAGCAAAGCAGAAATAGCTGCAGCTTTAGCCGTAGCGACTGGTGGAGATTTTAATTCTGAGTTCCAAGATAGTTACAGGCTATTAAGCACTGGCGATGCATCTACTTCGCCAATGGATGAACAGACGTTTAACAGGACTTCTCAAGATATGAACCTGCGACTAGACCAATACTTTAGAGAGTCTGAAGCTAGGATCGCAAACCTATCCAATAAAAAAGGCCAAGATATTGCTAGTAGAATACAAACTGATCTAAAAGAGTTTGTAACTAACATGACTGATTCTGAGACTGGTGAATTTAGACCGGAAAACTTTAGGGGGAAAGCTAGTGTTAACTTTAGGAATGGAGCTAACGCATACCTAGAAGCAAATCAACTTGGTTTGTTGAGTGGACCAGATGGCTTGGAGATAGATGGCTATTTTAGGAACTTTATAGGTACAACCTTGTATAATATTATGTTAGCTGAGGGCCAAGAGACCGGTATAAAAATACCAGTTCTTGGTATTCGAATAGGTGAGACGCCAGACCCTAAAATGCCTCTTGGTGATGTAACCTCTAGCCTTAGAGCTAAGTACCAAGAAACACCAACAGGTAAACAAGTATTGAAAGAGATAATTATGGTAGATAGCCAAGGGCGTCAAATAGGTGCGCCAATATCTGGTAAAGACTACAGTGATATTTTCAATGATGCAGCAACTGCCCAAATGATAAGTAGATACATCGAACAGGTGCCAGGGAATTAAAGTGTGGCTATCGACAACGCAATCCTAACGATAAAAAATGGTGGTAAG